TTATGATCAAATAGAAAAGCTTAGTAAGAAATTTGGCATACATGTACATGGTAAAATTAGAAATTATGGGAAGGGTGAATTAATAATTGCTGGTAAAGGAACTCCTGGATTATCTATTGATGATTTTGGTCCTATAAAGCGAATAACTTATAGGAGTCCTTCAGGAGAGCCTATAGCAACGGCATCAGTAATTCCAAATTATGAAGAAAGTGGAAAAGCTAAAGTCCTTTCAATAGGAGCAGATCATTCTAAAGGATTACTTTATGGGAGGGCAGTTCATAAAATCGGTAAAGTTTTGCAGGAAATGAATGCTCTAGAACCTGCGGGAACTGTTTCAATTGAAACACTAAATCTAATGAGCCATGCTGGTTTATTAGATAAAACTAGGAGAGCAATTGCTCCTTCGGTTCCAGAAGTAGTTAGTGATACTGCAAAAAGGAATTTTAGGATAACAGGACTACCTTAAGATGCTAAACTTTCTTAAATTTACTCCTCTTGCAATTAAGTTATTTCCGGTTATTACCAAATCAGTTCATATTGTAGAAGAGTTTTCTGGTAAGAAAGGAAAGGATAAGGAAGATATTGCTGTTGAATTGATGGGAATAATCTTAAGCAGTATTGAGGATTTTAAGGATAAAGACCTTCTTAATGATATTAGGTTTAAAGAAGCAAGCAGAAATGTGATTAAGGCTTACGTTAGTCTAATGAATGTAATTAGGGATATTAGAGAATGATTCAATTTAGTAATCCTGGAAATGATTTTATAAGAGAAGTTAAGCCTCATGCAAGGCAGAATGATTTTCTGTCTATTCCTGATACTGTCTTTGAAGCTCTTTACGGTGGCGCTGCTTATGGTGGAAAAAGCTATATTCTTACCCTTCTTCCTCTAATTCGAGGCTTTTATAAGTTTCGGGGATTTAAAGGAATTCTTCTTAGAAGAAACTTTCCTGATCTAGAAAGAGAAGTAATAAGGTTGAGTAAGGAATATTATCCAATAACAGGAGCTATTTATAACGAACAGAAACATGCTTGGCATTGGCCGGAATATGGAAGTTATATGGATTTTGGCCATATTCAGCACATGAGCGACGTTAAGAGACAGTATGATACTGCTCAGTATAATTATTGTGCTTACGACGAACTTACTCACTTTGAAGAGCAAATGTATATTTACATGGTCGGTAGTAGAGTGCGACCTAGCTCTTCATTTAATGTAGCAATTGTTCGATCTGGAACTAATCCTGGAGGAGTAGGACAGACTTTTGTTTATAATAGATTTGTCAAACCTGATGAAGATGGTTATCAATTATTAAGGGATACTAAAACTGGCCTTTATAGGATTTTCATTCCTTGTCTTCCTCAAGATAATCCTTATGGAATGGCCTATGATCCTCAATATCTCCAAAAACTAGAGATTCTTCCCGAGAACGAGAAACGCGCTAAGAAATATGGGGACTGGCACGCTTTTGAAGGATCGGTTTTTCCTGAATTTCGATCAATCAAATTCCCTAATGAACCTTCTAATGCTATTCATGTTATTGAGCCATTTACAGTTCCAGAATGGTGGCCAAGGATTATATCAGTTGATTGGGGAAAGCGCGCAATGTGTCACTCTATGTGGGCTGCAATTAGTCCAGATAGTAGAGTATTCATCTATCGCGAGCGCGCTTGGATGGGAAAGGATATTCCATATTGGGCTTCTGAGATTAGAGAACTTTCTCATAACGAGAATATAGTTAATTTTACAATGTGTGGTTCTGCTTGGCAGGATAGAGGAACCGAGACTATAGCTGATCAAGTAAGAAGATATTCTGGAATTCCTCCAACTTCTAGTGATAATAGTCCTGGATCTAGAATAAGTGGAATTCAATTGATTCATGATCTATTAAGGTGGGAACAGAAGACTCTATTAAGAAGCTCAGAACAATTTTATGATCTTGACAAGGCAAACTACATTTACAGAATGCATGGGCAGGAAGCTTTGGAGCGTTATCAGAATCTTTTCAAGGACGAGTCAGAGCAGACTAATATTCCAAGGCTTCAAATCTTTAACACTTGCAACGTGATTATTGATACAATTCCAGTCTGTGTTCATGATGATAAGAAAAAAGAGGATATTGCAGAATTTGATGGAGATGATCCTATTGATAACCTTCGTTATCTAGCTAAGGCAGTTTCTAATTATCTCTATGGAGAATCTAAGGAGTTAACTAGACAGAAAGCTATTCAGGGTGCTATTTCTCAATTAGAAACAACGAAAGACATGACAAGCTTTTACCGAAAAATGGAGAAGATTGAGGAATCCTCCGAGCCTTTTGGTGCTGTTAGACGTTCATTTCTGAGAAGGAGAGTTAGAGTTGCTTATCATCTATCCTTCTAATAAATTGCTAGAAAAATGGGCATCTTCAGCTTTCAAACTAGATCAATTCTGAGCAAACATGACTAGATTCTTAATGGCACTGATGAATAAATCTTATGAGCCTTGCAAGTCTTGTGAGACTCTAAGAAATCAATTATCATTAGTTAATGAAGAGAATAAGAGATTAACCGATGCAATAATTGATTTAGTTAAGCCAAAGGAGATTAGAGTTCCGGAGTTGCAGCCTAACTCAGAGCCTATAAAGGCGAAATCAATTTCTTGGGCTGAAAGAAGAAGAATGTTAGAGGAGCAGTCTAGAGCTGAGGCGAGTGCTATAAAAAGTCTAAAGGATTTTAACGCTAAGGTAGAGTTGGAAAAAATTAATGAGGAGTTAGAAAGTGCCAATTAAGAGCTCTAAGCAATGGAGACTAATGGCTGGCATTGCTCATGGAATGAAGCTTAGAAAAGGAATTGGTCCTAGTCAAGAAGTTGCAAGAGAAATGATTGAGAAGACTCCCAGAAAATTAAGGAAGAGATTTTCTAAGCGATAGTATATGCCTATTGGTCCTTCTTGGCTAACTGATGAATCTGAGGATTATACTGTTCCAATTAAAGTTAGAGAGGAAGAAAAAAGAGATCTAGCTAAGAATATTAGAACTCGCAGAGTTTTAAAAGATCTCGAAGATGATCCAATCTGGCAGGAAATTAGAAAAGGAATTGGGCCTACAGCTGGAGTTACTAGATATTTGACAAAAGAAGGAATTCCGGATGTAGTTAGAAGACGGCTTGGGACTGAGAGATTTTTAACTGACGCTATAAACTTAGGAATTAAACATTTAGATGAAGCTGCTTATAGATTTGCACTTAAATATCCTAGAATAGCTGCCCACATTGTTCCAAAAAGAATGGGAATATTTAAGAGTTCTTTCGCTAAAGGAGAGGCAATGTTATTTCCCTCTAAGAAACTACATCCAATTACTAGAGATGTAGAATTCTCTAAGGATGTAGATAGCTTTCAGGATGCACTTGAAACTGTTCTTCATGAAGGCCAGCATGTAGCTCATGATCTAGCTCTTGGTTCTAGAGGAAGGAAAATATATAATGCAGTTAGTAAAATCTATCCGTATACGATAAGACCTACTGAAAATGTCATAAACGAGACTGTAGCAAGAAAATTAGGTAAAATGGGATCTGCAAAGAGAGTAGAGCCTTTAATATCAAGATTGAGGGATGATGTATATAGGAATATTGACAATCCCAGATTTGATCCTTTGACTGAGGCTATGTCTGAAGCTGGATATATTGATCCTAGACTACTTAGAGATTTTAGACAGCTAAATTCTCTAGGTGGCACTCGGATGCAACAGTTAAATTATCGAAGATTATTGTCTAAGAATTTTAGCCTTGATAAGATTAGAAAGGCTTATGATGCAGGACAAATAAACCTCTTAATGAGAATGAACCTCGAGAAGCTATTGAAATCTAGAACTAAATAAGTCTTCTAAAGGATAGATGGTTCTTCTTGGTTTCTTAATGAACCTAAAACTAGTGGGCCAAGTCCTAGTCCAGAACAGTTAAAGACTTTGCTTAATTTCTTTAGACGAACTTTTGGAAAACATCCAGAGTATTTTAAGTTGCCTGAATGGTTGCGTAAGTAAAATGAAAGAAACTCCCGAAAGAATTCAGAAGCTTCTCAAGTCTCTGGTAGACCAGTTTGATAAAGAGGATCAGACTGTTAGAGAACGACAGATCCGTCTTTATAAGAAGCTGAAGCTTTATTGGAATGGATTTCAGAGAATTTGGTGGGATTCTGTGGCTCATGATTGGAAGTCTTGGGATGAAACTTCCACTATTCAAGATAATGATGCAGTTTATTATGATAAGCCTGTCAACCTTTTCAGGGCGTATCTAGAATCTATAATTGCTGCACTTTCTATTAATATTCCTAATATTCGATGCGTTCCTGATGACGCTGATAATCCTTTGGATATTAGCACTGCGAAGGCAGGAAATAAAATCTACCAATTAGTCTCTAAGCATAATAATGCTAACCTTCTTTGGCTTCAAGCTCTGTATATTTATTGCACTGAAGGACTAATTCATTGTTATAGGTATACTAAAGAAGATGAGAAGTATGGAACTTATGAGGAGAATGAGTATAAGGACGAAGAAGTAGAAGGTTATGTTTGTCCTGTTTGCCAAGTTAGGTTGGCTGATGAAATATTTACGAATATTGAGATGGATGAGTTTGGTAAGAACGAAGATGATGTCATTATTGATGATACTATTAATAAAAAAGGACCAGTTTGTGAATCTTGCGGCGCTCAACTTGATCCGGAATTGATGAAGACTAGGTTAGTTGTTTCTAAACTGGTCGGTGTGACGAGAAAGGCAAAGTCTCGTCAGTGCCTTGAGATTCTTGGAGGATTATTCGTCAGAACTCCTACATATGCTAGGAGACCAGAGGATATGCCTTATTTATGTTATTCATATGAGACACATTATTCTAATGTGGTTGAACTCTATCCTCATCTTAGAAATAAGATAGGAAATATCAAAAGTTCCTTCGATAATTATGAGCGGTGGGGTAGGCTAAGCACTCAATACAATGCTGATGATACTCAAGATACTCCTACAGTAAGAAATTGGTGGTTTCGTCCAAGTTCTTTTAACGTTTTGAAAGAGGAAGATTGTGATGAATTGAAGGAATTTTATCCTGCTGGAGTTAAAGTAGTATTCATCAATGATGAATTTGCAGAAGCCGAGAATGAGTGTCTTGATGACTCCTGGACTCTTGCTAGGAATCCTCTTAGTGACTATATTCAGTATGATCCTCTTGGAGTTCTTCTAGTTTCTATTCAGGATATTTTGAATGATCTGGTAGCTTTAACTCTCCAGACTATTGAGCAGGGCATTCCGCAAAATTTTGCAGATCCTGCAGTATTGGATTTCAATGCCTATAGGCAGCAAGAGGCAACGCCCGGATCTGTTTATCCAACTAAGCCTGTTTCATCCAGTAAAAATATTTCTGAAGCGTTCACGACTCTTAAGACTGCGACTCTATCCCAAGAGGTTCTACCATTCTTTCAAAATATTCAGTCTCTTGGTCAAGTTACTTCAGGAGCTTTACCTCCTATATTTGGAGGTGCTTCTAACGCTGGAAGTAGGACTGCTTCAGAATATTCAATGTCTAGATCTCAAGCTCTTCAGAGATTGCAGAATTCTTGGAAGATTTTAACTACTTTCTGGAAAGAAATATTTGGAAAAGTCATTCCAGCTTATATTAAAGAAGTTGCAGAAGATGAAAGATTGGTAGAGAAAAATAACCTAGGAAGTTACGTCAACGTTTACATACGTAAAGCTGAACTTCAAGGAAAAATAGGAGATATTGAATTGGAAGGTTCGGAACAATTACCAATTTCTTGGGCGCAGAAGCGGGATATCATTAAGGAGCTTATGCTGACTCAACTGCCTGGAGTGATGGAAGCATTAACTTCTCCTGAAAATCTTACAATTGTTAAGGAAGCTTTTGGTCTTGATGAGTTTATCATGCCTGGAGAAGATGATAGACAGAAGCAGTATGAGGAAATTCAAGAGCTTATTAATTCAGAACCAATTCCTAATCCTATTCCTGAACAAGAGCGTCTAGTTCTTGCTCAAATGGGTAAGAATCCTATGGAAGAGCTTCCATCAGTAGATATTGATAGAGACGTTGATAATCATGAGGTAGAAGCTTCTATTTGTAAGGCTTGGTTGATATCTGATGCTGGAAGATTAGCAAGGGTAGAGAATCCTACAGGGCGAAAGAATGTTCTTTTACATTACAAGCTTCATTTAGAGCAAATTCAATTAGCTCAAGAGAGGATGATGATGGCTCAGATTGCTGCTAATGAGCAATCGTCAAATGGGAATCCTAAGAGACCTAAAGAAAGTCCTAAGATGCCTACAAAACAGATTGCAGCACAAGCAGGAGATGTAAATGAGCGAATTCCAATCCAATAATAACGTATTAGGTAAGCCTTCTAATATTGATGATGTTCTAGATTTGCTCGATGATAATAAAGATAAGGAAGCTGGGATTGAGAAAGGATCTTCAGAAAAAGAGGAATTAGTAGAAGAAAAAGAAGAAAAAGAAGAATTAACAGAAGAAGAGACTGAAGAAGAGACAGAAGAAGAGCCTGAAGAGGAATCTAAAGAAGAATCTCTGAACATTGCAGTTCCAGTATCAAAGAAGAAAATCTTATCGAAATATCCTAATATATT